CCCTCTGCTGGAGCAGGAGGTTTAGAAGGACCAGTTAAATTTAACTTATGACTTACACCATGTTCACCACGAATTACAGATGGCAGCAACGCTTCAACCATATCCGATTCATAATAAAATACATCAGATGTTTCATAGCCTGCTGACTTGGCTTTCCATCTCTGACAATAATCCAAAGCCTCATTACGTAAAGAACGATAGATTAAATTCTTAGCATCTTTCTCACCAATAGATTCCCACTCGGATAATTTATTTGGATGTTCTACAAACCATTGATAAAGGGACTGCTTGATATCGTCTAGTTCAACCATATCATATTTTTTATGATACTCGGATGACACAGCGATAACAATGTAGTCCCATTTTTTTATCTTTTCCCAATCCATTACTTCCACAACTTCCCATCAAATACAAATGAACCGTCCATATTTACTGGCACAAGATGTGGTACAACTTTGTTACCATCTACATACAGTACACCGAATCCTTTATGCCATGTAAACAATCCACCACGAATATATTTAGCAAACTTAAAGTCCATTAGACAACCAACTTCTAATCCCCAAATAGTTTTAGGATGTCCACCAAAATATGATTGTGTGTAATGTGTTAAGCCCATACGGTGCGTGTGTCCACAGACAACACTCATACCTGCACGTTTTGCAAGTCCAAGTGCGGTAGCACCAGCAGTAGGTTGCACATTACCCTCATCCCCGTGTAAAAGTAGCCAATTTGGGGCTAATTCATAGGGTTTTTCATGGTATTTTATGCCTAAATTGTCCAGTTTTAAGAAGTTTTTTAACTCTAACTCTGGTAATCCAGCAAGTCCAGGTGCTCTCATCTTGATAGTATTAAATAATCTATCTGTATGATTAGAGCGAATCATATGTTTAATCTTTAATGATTCAAGTACACGATAAGTTTCATCTCTATCTTTACCAATAGATTTTTCGTGTTCTAACTCGGTACCCTTACTCCATTTTGAAATCGTCTGCATATCCATTTCATCTCCCACCGATACTACTTCATCAGGCTTATAGGATTTAATGAAGCGGGACAATACAGATACTGCCTTTTTATCGTGGTAAGGTACTTGTAAATCTGACACGCAGACTATGATTTTCATTTCTTTTTGGCTCGTCTCTTATTCTCTAGTCCCACGTTCTTCTTCTTAGATAGAACTCGTAGGTTGGATATTTTATCGTTGCCTTTACGACCACCATTATCTTTATGGTCTACTTCTTGATTACGTTTTAACTTTTTGCCAGTTGCTTTTTTGTAATCGAGTCTTGCCTTATTCGTAGATGTAGTTTCGGTAGAACCGTCTTTCTTTTTGCGTTTGATAACGTAAATTGGACGACCACCATTTTGCTTGCTTCCCTTATAAGGTCCAAAGATTTTCACGCTTTCTCCTTAGTTACTTTAAGTAATTTTTCTAGTGTTTTATTGATTTGCCATAAACTAAATGCAATACTATGTTGAGAGTCCTGTATGTCTCTACTATAAGACCACTCATAGTATTCATCAATTTCTCTTTCACCTTTAGTTTGACTCATGTTATTCCTATCGTAGTAGTGCTGCTACTAAGGCTAGTAGAGCAGTTAGTTGTAGTTGAAACGCTAGCATTATCTCTATCATTTATCCCATTGTCCTCTCAGGACTAATAATCCTATGATTGCATAGTTTGCCATATCCTTAAAAGAATCCTCAAGAGACTCATGTTCAGGGTCTTTGCCACTATCAACCAAGTTATTGATACGTGCTAACTTGTCATGCATACGAACCCTCAACCCATTAACTGGTCCACCAGGTGAATCAGATATATTCTTTGGTCCGTAATCATTATGTTTAGATAACAATAAGTCTAACAGTTCTTGGAACGTTTGACCTACTTCATACTCAAAAGTAGTATTACTTGCTGTCATCATCATCTCCTTTGTATTTGTTTTCTTCTTCTAATAAATCTATTAAATCTTCATCAATAGAAGCCATGTGCTCATGGATTATCATATCCTCTATAAAGCGTTTCATTTTACCAGGATTGGTTTCAGCGGCATAGAGAGTAGCATAGGTTGACTGAGTAATTTCCTTGATGTCATCTGGCCTATCTGCATAATTATACAAGCATCTCAACAGAGAACCTATCATGAGTTGATACCCACTAGGTAATATTAACTTTGGGTCAAAGGGTTCTTCACCAGAGTCATCAAGCAAATGGTCTGTTGCTTCAAAGATATTGTCAAAATGTTGACCACACAATTTGCAATTAGGTATCTTCCTATATTTCATTTAGCCCCATCTTTTCTCTGATGTAGTTCGCTCCATGTTTGACATAGGCACTATTAACATCTTCTCCATCCTCCATTGATATGATAGTAACTGGAAGTTCTCTCGATAAAGATGTCGCAAATTCTTTTCCTGGTTGGTCTCCATCAGCAAAGACAAAGACTCTTTCAAAATCAGCAAGCAATCTTGTGTAATGTTTCTTCCAAGAGTTTGCTCCAGGAACACCAACACACGGAATTCCTACCATGCTTGAAAGAGTAAGCGTGTCAACTTCACCCTCACATACACCAATAAAATCCCCTGCTCTTTCTATATCTAATACGTTGTACATCTTGGTTTCTACTCCAGTCATTCCCATGTACTTAGGTTCAACAGCAGGATTAAGAGAGCGAAAACGCAAATCGACAACGCCAGTCTTGGTAATATACGGTATTGATAATCGTCCTTGGAATGCTTCATGTCCGACATCAGGCTCCACGACTACGCCTAATCGAGCCAGCCGTGCTGCCTCCCTTGTTATTCCCCTGCTTGCGAGGTAATCTTCCGCCTGAAAGATGTTTACTGCGTACTTGGCCGTAGCCAAGTCCAGCAATTCCCTCTGCAAATGATTTTGCTTCACGAATATCAATCCTTTCCTGCTTTGCTATAATCTGTAAACTATTGCCACTCATACCACAAGCGAAACAGTTAAAGATATTTTCTCTTGTATTAAAACTTGCCGAACTATGTGTGTCGTCATGGAACGGACACTTAAGATTAACCTGTCCAGATGTTCTTGTAGGGTTGGCACCGTAGTGCTTAAGTACCGCTACAATATCTGGCATATCATCAACTAAAGACATCACCTAACCTTAGTACTAAATAAGAATCTGCTATTGATTTTCCTCTGGCTTTGATGACAACCGCTGGAAGAACTGCTTCCCTTTTAATGCCTCTTGCTTTCGCATAATTTGTTGCTTCAACCTGAGCCTCTTTGGTCCAACCAGATAGGTCAATGCGACCTGATTGACCTGGTGCCTTGGCTTCGATAACGCCGATGGATGAGAAGAAATCTTCTCTGACCACAACATCTCCCTCATCTCGTGCACCTGTTCTTGCAAGTCTTTCACTATCGTATCCAATTCGTCTAAAATAATCTCGTAAGTCGGTTTCAAATGTTGCTCCTCTAGCCTTGTGGCTTTTTCTAGTTGTCATGAGTTTTCAGGTATATCCTCTACATACATGTATTCAGGATTGAACGCTAACCATGTCATTAGTGTTCCACCAGCATCCGCTCTACCGTATCTATTCTTGACTGACGCCACGCCCAAAGATGTGCCAACAGTACCAAGTGTGCAAATAAGAGCGGGTAGTTGCGATACTTTACCTTGGATTGCAGAGCGAGGTTGACAAGGGTTCCCAGGAATTGCCTCAGACGTGTGATGTAGTACAACAACCGCAGCGTTAGTAGCCCTTGCAAGATATTTCAACTCCTTCATAATTGCTCTCATAGAGGCAAATTCTTCACCACCATCTGTGGCTACATCCATTAAGTTATCTAAAATTATAAGTGTTGGTGCACAACCCCACAACTCTTCAAACGCTTGAACTTCTTCGTCGATATCTTGCAGGGTTGGCGATGATTCAAACGACCAGATTATATGACTGCCTTTTTGTAGGACTGCCCTAGTCCATCCAACATCAGTATTAAGTTTCTGTTCTACCTCTGTTTGATTTTTACCAGATATCATTGACGCTAGGCGCATAGCCATAGTATGTGCATTGGTATCAGCGGAGATGTAAAGAGTCGGAACATTGGTTTTTAATGCTAGTGCTAGGGCAAGTGTTGACTTACCTGCACCTGGAGCACCAGCAAACATAGAAACTTCTGAACGCCGTATAATAATCTTGGACGCTTCAAATGATTTAAAACAAGAAGGTAGGGGTTCCCCTCCAATAGATGTTCTACCTACTGACCTGACAAGTGTACGCATTATTAGCCCCTACCTAATTGTTAAAACGGAAATTGTTCGTCTACTAATTTACTGGCTTGCATTGGTCTGCGCCCTGTGGCATTGGACAGACCCACATTGCGTAAGGATTCCCCGTCTTGCTGGAGATTCCCGACTTGTACTTCCTCGCTCCGTGCTGA